AATCTACTTGATCTGCTTTGACAGCTACACCCCATCCACCAAAGTCTGTTGCATTAGTAGCGGCAGCTCCATCGCTATGTGTTGCTGCGGTGCTTCCAAGAGCTCCTCTTGTACAGCCTGTTAAATCATTTGTGGATTTACCTGTATATGTAATAAGTTCTGAGTCTACTAAGATCGTACCTGCAGTAGGAAAAGCTGTAGCACTTGTTAAAGTGATAGTTGTCTCTGATGCATCTAACGCTTCGTTTACAGTTGTCGCTGCAGCAGAATCAATTGTACCGCCCCAGTTACCTACACCCCAACCATAACCATAAGTTTGTTCTCTTGGACCAACAGGTTCATAGAACTTACAAGTTATTGCACCGCCTGTTGATATGGAGGCTGTAGCAGCCGCGGTTGATGTAATAGTAAAAGTTGTTGTACTAGGCGCTGTGATTATTTGAAACTTAACGTCTTCAAAGTTAGAAGCACTAAGACCTGTACCACTGGGTAAAGTGACACCGTCTAGTTGTACTATGTCCCCGGCTTTTGCACCGTGAGCAGAGCTTGTAGTAATTGTGACAGAGGCTGATTCATCTGTTGTGGCCATAGTAGAAGAACCGATAGAAGTTCTAATAGGTGTGATGTCAAAAAGTTGACCTTCAAAATATAATAATAAAAACTTATCCGTTCCGAGGGCCACGTACCTGTTGCCATCTAAATCTGTAAAAGGATGTTGTGCTCTGACAACACCGACTATCTTATCAGGTAAAAGAGAAGACCAACCCCCTACCTTTTCTGGTAGACCATAACGAAAGCGTACATTGTTGGAATCAATAAAGCGACGTTCAGCACCTTTAGTGGTGTCTTGTTTGTCTATGCCAGGTAAGAAGTCTAGAGTTACGAGAGCCATTTACTCTCCTTAGACTTTATCTTTGTATGCCCAACCACGAGTCGCGTTTAAGAAGACTAGTGTGAATGCAGACCCATTTGTTGATACAACTAAATTAGAAGCAGACCCTAATATATTAGAACCGTTTCTTGCAATTGTTAAATTGTTAGAACCAAAGGACCCTTTTGCATCTATAAAGGTAACTTCATTACCAACACTAGGAGAGGCAGGAAGTGTCACTTGTCTTGCCGCTGCACTTGTGTCTATAATCAATTGATCATTGTTAACGGCTGTATAGTTTCTAGCAATCGAATGATAACCTTTCTCCACTGCTAATTGAACGATGTTTGTGCCATCAGAATAGACAACCATCTTCGAAGCGACCGGCATTGTTACGCCTGTGCCTGATGCTGTTTTAAAAGTTAAGGTGTAGTCACTTGTGCTTCTTGATGTGCCGTCCTCTATTAGATACATCTTTTCTATAGAGTCAGGAACCGTAACACTTCTATTAGCGGCCAAAGTGCCTGTAAACTTGATGATCATATTGCGCCCATTAGAGGAGGCCCCGTTACTGATTGTTAAAGTTTGGTCTGAGGATGCTACATCTAAAGATAAATAACCACCCACAGCTTCCTCTATTAATTGTAGATTCGTGTTAGTTGTAGATCCCCATAGACCTGCTTTTTCACCCGTAGCAATTAATTCAAACTTTTGTGATGTAGAAAATGTCGATGCCATACTGCCTCCAAATTTATATTATGTTTCCACGTTTGTCCACGCTTGACTTGCGTTCACGTTAACGTCATTCCAGGTCACAACACCAGGTCCTGTGACAGAAGAGGTTAATTGATTAGTTGTTGCCGCTATTACGGCCTTAGCTATGATGGTCACCGATCCGCTAGCCACGGTCCCCGCTAAGTTGGTCGTGACTGTCACATCAGCAGCCGCTTTTGGTGTCATAGTGCCAAGGCTTGATGTAACTGCGTTGCCACTGACAGTGACGTTAGCTGCTCCTACAAAGGTCAGATCACCGATAGAGATGTTACTTACATTAGTTCCTGGAGTGACATCGGCGTTCGCTTCAATAGCGGAAATATTACCTAAGCTTATTGTAGCTTGAACACCCTCTAAATTTACTGGTTGATGAGTGGACTCAGCAAAAGCAAATTCACCAAAAGGAGATATACCAAACATTCTATCTTGCCGTTACTGGCACTCCTTTACTACTTACAAATGGATGTTCTGCAAATGCCATGTAAATGTATGTACCACCTGATGCATTACCACCAGAATTTGTACTTCTTAATTTGAAACCATTACTTAAAAAATCTAAAGTATCTTGTGATGTATTTTCAGAATCATTAGTATTAGGAAATAATCTTCCTTTTACAACATTATCGTCATCTCTTTTATTATCAAATATTCTCCAATCTGTTCCACTATCTGTTCTTTTCCACATAAGCCAAGCGGGTTTAAATCCTGTATAGACGAATGCTCCATCTGCATTACCATTACCTGTGTAAGAACCAAACTTTGAGTAGCCTTTTATTGAATGAAAAGCGTAGCATACAAGGTCATTATTATCTTGATTAGTATTTTCGTATGCACCAAGAGTAATTACAGAACTAGATGGGGCTGTGTTTAAAAAACTAGGGTCATGTTGATTAGCAGCATTTGCATTAAAGTAAATTAAATCATCTGTTGGAAAATTTAATCCTACATGCCATAAAGCCCAAGGGTCGGTAGATTCTCTGTTTTTAAAAATTAACCACTCGGGTGCTGAATTTAATCCATGTCCAATGCTTGTGCTTGAAAAAGTACCTTCATATGTAATTATACTAAACCCTGCAGTTGTATTTGCTTGAACTGTTGTAGTTATACCTCCATCACTATTAGATGAGGTAGTTCCACCATTAGCCTTCCAAAACCAATCAACTAATGTTCTTGAACTATTCCAATCATATTGCCTGTTAATCTGTATACCATTAGATAAATAACTTTCTATATTACCATCTGTATTTTCAGCAGCACTACTATTAGATTTAAGCATTTTTTTGCCTGTCAAACTACTGTTTTGTAAGTAATGGTCACCAGATACACTTCTCACTTTTTCCCAAACAAAATCTGGTTGAAAGTTTAATCCTGTTAAATCATATGTGCCACTAGAATCATATACACCACTTCTAGTTAATATATCAAAATGCTGTGAAGGGTCATCTATTGTTGTATAAGCCATTATCCAAACTCCGCTAATCTTTTAGTACATAGTGCATAATATCCTGATGGTACTGCGTATTCAAAGTTACCATACTTACCGTCATTGTTACTGCTTGAAACTGCATAAGGAGGATTACCCCAATTAGCAATTAATTCAAAAGTAGAACCACTTGCACCATTCTGTGTAGAAAAAGTTATATTATTATCACTAGTTGTTCTAGTCAAAGCAAATCCACTTGCATTTGAAAAATCAGATTGGTCAAAACCTCCACCTACCCCATCAGACCAACTACCATTTTTACCATAGTAAACATTATTATTATCTAAGTCTAAAGCTATTTGTAATATATCGTCATCAGAAAAACCACCTGTGATATCACCTTGATTACTTCCATTCCTATAAACATTAGGACCAGAAAAATATATTCCAGTGTTATCACTTCCTGAAACAAAAAGATTACCACTTAAAGCTAAAGCACCTTGTTCAACATTATATATAGAACCACTATTAACATCTGTTAATTTAAACTCTTGATACCATTTGCCTTGAGATGGTGCAAAAGTTGTACTACATAGTCTTGCACTACCCGCACCATTTACTTTTAAATTTCCCTCACTAAAAGTATTTCCACTATGAGTGTCTAATGGATTCCATGTACAAAAATTATTAGTACAAGTATCTTCTGTTATATCTGTAGCCGCAAGATTAGTTACTGCAAAATGATTATCATTACCAGATGTATCTGCACCAATACCGCTAGAGTTTTGACTTGTTCCTGTTTGTTGAAACTCCAAATAAAAACCATTAGTGCCGTATGTTCCTGTGTATTTGATTGGTATCCAAACTCCATTATCGTCAAACTCTCCAAAATCTGTTGGTGCTAAAGCCGAGCCATCTACAAGATGTGTTTCTGTCATATATCCATCAAATTGTTCACTATCATTAGACACTTCACCTAATGTATGCTCTGCGTCATCATTAATAAATGTATCATTATTTTGTAATGGATAACTTCCAGATAATGTAACTTGAACACCATTAATATATAATTTTATTCTATCAGATGCTGTGCTTTGTGTAGTGTCTGTTGCCATAACAATATGATACCAAGCACTAGGGTCTCTAAAAACTGCAGTTGTATCTAATTGATAAGCATTAGCACTTAAATTATTTCTGATATCTAAGTTTTCACCACTATCAAATCTAATAAGACTATGATTATTACCATCTATATACACACCAAATAAATGTTGCTTTCCTCCAGTAAGATTTGACCTTTTTACCCAAGTGCTAAATGTATGCGTTTTTCTATTGCCCTCACTACTTGGGGTTATTGATAATCTTGCACTATCCCCATCATTAAACCTAAGAGAGTTACTTATCTCATATCCCTTAGATTCATTTCCTCCTGCTATAGGAAATACCATGTTACACTACCTCGTCTGGAAAC